AATCCCTACAACCCGATCAACACCCTGAGTTGCATTGTGGATCTTAAACACTACTTGTGGAATCTTTTGGTCTATACGCTCAACATTCGCACCGTTACAAGCATGAATACCAACATTTCCAACTCCAAGCAGAACTTTATCAAACAAGACGTTTGAGAATGTAGACTCTGCTCCAAGCTCTGCATTAATTAGCTGCGGAGAAAAAGGAGCTACTTTGTTTCCAGTAAAAACAAGCTCCCATGTAGAACGCTCACAAAATACAATCAAGCGATCTCGAAGAATACTCGCACTTATTATTGCTTGTGTTGTTGGAAGATCTAACCAACCACCTTTACCAATACCTGAAGGGTACTCAAGCCATGCAGTGTCATCCGAGCCAGCTCCAGCAACAATTGGTGTCCCGTTTTGTGAATAACGAATCCTGTTTGTAAAGTTAACTGAAGCTCCGCCACCACTTGGTGTCTCATATGTATTAAGCATCAAAAGACGGTCTTTAAAACCGATAATAATGCGACAACCAGTTAACGTTCCCGGAACTCCATCAGTATCATAATCTGGGACAAGCGCTACCCAAGCAGCACCATTCCAGTACCTAACATTGTCTGCAGATGTATTATTTGTTACGTAGACATATCTATCTTGAGCATAAATACCTCGCCAATTTGTATACCAGAAAAAGTTGAAATCTTCTCCAGTCCACGTCGCAGCACCTAAACGACCCCAAGCTCCTGCCGTTCGCTCATAAGCAAACTGGGTATCAAAGGCAATCGTCATTTCTCTGTTGATTTCCAACTGTTCCCAAACCGCAAATCCCATTACTGAAGTTGCTGGATAAAAATAAACAGTTGTATCAGGAAGGGAATCCTGTATATCAAAGGCGCCCGTATCCGTATCGAATGTGTAGACTGTTGCTGTAGTACTATTGGTAATCATGATAAATGGAGCAGTATCAGTTACAACTGTAAAGATCTCGTCCCCAATAGAAAACATTTGCCCTACTTCAAAGACGGCTCCTGGCACAGTACCAGCAAGATCTCCTGCATCAGGCTCTTGTTCAATACCAGTGGTTCCAATATCTACTCTTAGTCTGCTATTGAGTGATTCAAGACCATCTATAGTCGTATCTGATTCTACAAAGCGAGAACCAAACCGTTTCCTTAAGCGAGAGCGCCATACATACGCATTTTTAAGCTTCGCAAACGCGTCCTCTGGTATCAAAAATGGTTCAACATCGTTTTGAAGCCCCTCTTGTAACGGAGCTATGAGGAACTGATCAACCTTAGGCATAATATCTCCTTAAGGTCTTCCAACAGCAAAATAATATATGGCTGTGCCAACATTGGTCGTTAAATTTGAATTTAAAGTAGATTTAACCGTAAAATGAAGATCTCCAGAACTCGATATCAATACCTTATGATCATTCGAGCCACCGCCCATGGTGGAGGTAATAACAACACTGAAAACTGCTCCAAATGGAACAGTTGCATCATAAAGAACATCAACAGTCGGAGCAGCACCGAAAGCTGCATATCCCCATTTCATCAATATTCCAGATGGCAACATTGTCCATCCAGGAGTATTAGAAGCAGCAAGTGGCACAGTACTTAATGTAGACGCCGTAGTTTCTACAACAGCACCATTATTTTCTCTACGAAATGCAAGTTCTGTTTTAGCTGTTGCAGCACCAACCTTGGTATAAACAGCTCCTTCATTTACAGCTGTTGTTGGAGCAGCACCTTGTTCTGGCAGTTGAATCCCACTATGCTTTCCAGCATTTGCAGATGCAAAGTTATAATGGTTTACTCCCGTCCAACTATTGATAGCGGTAAAGTTTGCAAGAATGTCTGGTTGTGATTGATCTTGGTCGTCAGCTGCTAGCGGAATACCTGAATAATACGTTAATGCCGGCACACAATCTCCTTTTAATTACTTCCAAACTCTATTTTTAATAATATTGTTAACATGCCCAGCAGTTATATTAAATAACTCACCAATATGTTTTTGTGTCATAGGAGTTTTGCTTAATGTTCTTATTTTTATAACGTCTTCTTTTTTAAGCTTAGATCTTGGATTTCGCTCTCCTCGCAGCGTTCTTCCCTTATCAAAGCTATCTTTTGAGTTTTCCGCAGAAGTACCTATCCACAAATGATCAGGGTTAACACAAGATGGATTGTCACAAGTATGGCATACGCATTTACCATCTGGTATATCATCTTTATAAAAAATAAAAGAAACTCTGTGGGCAGGAACTCTTTTCTTGCCAATTGATATAAGCGAAAATGCTCCGTAACCTCTTCTGTTTTTCCCACCAGTCCACAACCAACAGCTGTCAGTTTTTTTTACATATGACATAAAACGACACTTATCAGAGCAAAAAGCCTTTGCGTATTTTTTGTAGCACAACTTCCCACAAGTTTCGCAAAGATATTGCTTAACTTTTCCGATAGAACGTAGATAATTCCTCATGTACGATTTGCGTACATCCTTCTGCTCATCACTCATATTTCTATGATACTCAACCTGCTTTTTGCTTCTGCACTTCTTACAAACATTCCTGTAATACTTTTTGTTTTTCTTAGCTGTATTTTCTTTTGTGAGAACACAGTTACAAGTTTTGCAGAACTTATTCATAAAAACACTCTTTAGTAGTATCTATACCCACCAGTATTAGGAAAGCCGCTGGAGTATATCGTAGAAGATCGAAGTTTAGCCATGTTTTTAAGTGTTCTGCGCAAAACGAGCATCTCTTGACGTTCTCGTTCAGGCCTCAGCAGCTCAACTCCCTCGTGATCACCTCTATCAAAAAGTATAGTTGAACTCGCGGATATTGCAATATATTGCCACCATTGTTCAAGCTGGGGAGATTGTCCAGTAGCTAAGAGCTCTGTCGGTCTAACAGCAACTTCAATTTTTACGAGATACGTTTTATCAGGAATAGGTCTTAGAACAAATTTGTTATCGAAATAAAGTACAGCGTTCGGCATAGAAGGTTTATATGAATGATATGACACTCTTACAGCTTCTCCGTTTGCAGGAGCATTGTTAAACACAAGAGTATAAGCCCCAGTATCATAATCTATTGTTCCAGTACCATCGTTTGTCGCAATAGCTCCATCGCCATCGTCATAAAGAGTGCTAGTATTCCCAGTTACATCAACAGCACTAAAAACAATTGTGCTTTGTAAAACAGGTATTTTGGGAAGTGTTCCACTAAACGCTGTCAGAACACCGTTACCGGTTGAGACTTGGATGTTGTCATTCAGTTGTGGATAAAGACGATAAAACTCTTGCTCTGATTGAGAGAGTCTCATCTGGTACCCATCAAGAAAAATAGGGTTGTATACGGCGGTATATTTATCCTTGAATTGATAAAATGGATCACCTACAGTCGTAGAATTCTCATATGTATCTTGGTTTTCTTTGGTGTAAAAACTGAAAGTGGTCCGTAAAGTGTCTAGAGCTAATTCTTGAGGCAGATCATAAAGCACAAAGGTATTAACGTATTCATTTATCTCAGTATTTGTGAGTTGCTCGGGAGACATGTTATGGGTTAATTTTCGAACCTTTTTTTGAATTGCTAAAAGGGTAGAATCTGCCACCTACTCTCCTTTTTTTTATTAACCGTAGCTTACAGTTGTGACCTCTTTACTTGGAAACAAATTTACTGCTCGCGGGTCAGCCACATCAACAAACTGTGTGCTATAAAAGCTATATCTTTTTACTACTTCACCAACATTTGACAATCTCTTACCATCTTCATCTGTTGCATTATCATGAATACGATATTTACAATTCTCGTTTAAGTGAATTGCCACCATACGAGGGACTCTGTGTTTATGTCCGTCTTTAAGTTTGTACTTGCGAACAGGATCACCTTTGTGCTTATAAAATGTAAACTCTGCTGTGCCACCTCTAGATTCATGGTTCGTAAACATTCCTTCAACTATGACATTATCCCACACCCGTTGCTCTTCACGCTTTCTTGCTTTTTCTTGCTCTTCTCTAAGCTCTTTAAGCGCCGCCATTTGCTCAACTTGATTTGCTTCTTCGCTAAGAGAACGAAACTCTTCAATAAGCCGTAGCTCTCTTGAAGTGAGTTTTATGACTGGTGGTTTTTCCTTAACTTCTTTCTCTACAAGCTTCTTCGCAAGATCAGTTGTCGCTTTAGCAGGTGTATCTTTTTTGGGAATATCTTTTGTGATATTAGTCTGTTTTATCTTGGACATATCTTCCTTTCTGAAAGGGGCTCACGTGAGCCCCCTAGTCAAATCACTACTCGTTATTTAACGATGTTACTTTACCCGCCTGCCAACGTATTACATTGGTGGCAATGCCAGCAGGACTATCAGTCCCTGTAGCAAGAGATAGAGCAATAAAGTCATCATTATAAACAGAGTCATCAAAGTCTCCGCTATAGGTACTGGATGAATCCATACCAAACGGAATTACCTGTGCTTCTGTAAATCCTGCAGCAGCAACCGCAGTCAACGGCCATGCAAAGGCTGTGAACGCAGTTGAGTCAATATCAGTAGTAAATGTCGATGCAGAAACAGCAGTAATAGTTGCCCACAAACCGTTCATTTGTGTCATTCCATATTCGGATGGAACGTCAAGGCGAACTTTCTGTCCAATTGCATATGAATGAGAAACAGTAGTTGTGACTACCGCTGGGCTAGCAGCTGTAATCTTCGAGATGGTTCTCGTTTTTGGGTAGAACTGAAGAGGATAGTTAATTGGATAGAGCGAACCAGTTGTACCAGCAACAATTTGAGGTGCATACACAAGACGGAAACTTGTATTTGCAACAACGGTATCGATCTCAAAATGAATGCCATTCATTTGTATGGCGCCGGCAATATCTACCAATTGAACAATGTCCCCAGCAACCAAAGTTGTAGTCGAACCCGCAGAAACAATAGGTATTGCTGCGGCCGAAACTGCAGTTATGGTTGCGTTAAGAGCTCCAATACGAGGAATAGTTTTACTATTTATATAAGTAAACCCACCGGATGTCGCGATGACTGGAACCATCGATTCATCAGCTGCAAGTTTTTGGTATTCATAAGCATAGTCTTGAGTCATGCCTTTGAACCAACGGAACATTACACCTGTACCGGCTCCACCGGCTGCTGTAGTAGTCTCGTTAAAGACTGTAATCCAATCAACATCACCAGGGAAACGTATCACTTCTGCGGTACCATCCGCGGTGAAGCTACCTTGATACTGTATAGAACTTTCCATAGGTACCCTTTCTTATAGCGTGCAACGCAGGTTTTGAACATGAAGATCTTGCAGAATGCGACCACCCCATGACAATTTGTAACCAGCAGTGTGACTTAATTCCAATGGACCATTCAAACGTGGTGGATGGTAAATGTACTTGGTGGAATATCCATCAAGTTTGCAGTTACCAACCGCTTTTTTACCACACACAAAGATATTGTAGATATCAGCGCCACCAATACCAGATGCATTTGGCGAGATAGAACCTTGAGAAGAAACCAGGAACCGGATGGCTCCAGCAGCACCTTCTTCAGACTCTAATGGCACATAAGCATTTGGGTAGTTGGCTGAGTTAGCGTATCCAACGACATTGTTGAGTCGTTCAATAACATCGGTATGGGCTAAGCCAAAGAATGCATTTCTAACGGGAGCAGATCCGAATCGATTAGATCCCATAACTTCTCTCTCGAAGAAGATTGCATCATTTCCACGAAGAATAGTGGTAACTCGGTCAATATCAGTACGTGTAATTTCAGTCGGATTGTCGCCATTAGCGCCACCTGTGCAGTTTGTTGCAGAGGCTGTACTTGCGAGAACATCGCGAGTCAGTTCATCTTCTGTTTGACGCATCGATTGCCCAAGTCTCGCTGCGGCATTGCTGAGCACTCTGTCATTTCTGAGTAGAGTTACTTGCTCTTCAAGCCGAACATAGAGACCATGATAAGTTGGTGTTACGTCAACATTAACTGCTGGAAGTGGAGTAGCAGCTGGATCAATCCCAGAACCATCAAGACGACCTCCAGATGGTAATTTTGTGTACCGTGTCATACGCATGGTACCACCCGACATTCTAGGCAATTCGTAGTAGTCACAGACCCTATTGTGTATATAAGAAGCTTCTGGCGTAGCCAGGATAGCTTTGTTAAACCACAATTGGACCTGTGGAGACAGGGTAGAAGTTGTAGTTGTAGCCATTATATA